ACTTGTAAAGCAGTTAGCTGCAGTTCAATCACAAATAACAGGAGCTAGATTAAGAGATGAGTAAAAAAGATTTAACACAACTATCTAAAAAAGAATTAGAAAGTATGTTGGCTAAAAAGTATGGTGTTGATAAGTATCTTAATCAGAGAAGTCAACTGCTTGGCTTGTTAGGTAGCAAGGGTGAGACTGATATACAGACAGGATTTACAGGTCCTGAGACTGAAGCCTTGTCTATTATGTTTAGTAATAAAGCAGAGGGTGGTCTTGTAAACTTACTAGGTGGTGGTTCTGTTATAGGTAATTCTAAAAATGTAAAGAATGGTATATTAGATTTATTTGCAGGTTCATCTGCTGAAGGACATGATGAAGATGAAGCAGATGAACAAAGTGAACACAGTTCAGGTGAAGCTGCAGGTCCTGAAACAGATGATAGTGGTGAACAAGGTGGTGCAGGAGATGACAGTACTGGTGATGATGAATCTGATGAAGTTGCAGAAAGAGGAGATGTTTTTGGTGCAGGTCCTACACAATATGGAAAAGATTTTACTCAACAACAAATAGATGCATATACAAAAGAAGTTAGTAGAAATCCTCAATTACAAGGATTTTTAGGTAAAAAAATTAGTTCATTAATTGAAGATAAAAATTTTAATATAGAAAGAGATAAAGATGGTATGATTACAGGTGTTACTGCCCAAACAGTCGCACCGGGATTGCTAGGAGCTGTATTAGGTCCTGTAACTACCTATACAGGATATGGTAAAGGCTTTGATGATATGTTAGGTGGTGGTGGTGATGATGGTAGTGATACTTCTGAAATGATAAAAAAGATTGTAGAAGAAAAGAAAAAAGAAGAAGACTCACCACTTACTCAAGAGCAGATAGATTACTACACAAGAGGTATGGGTAGTGCAACTAAACCTTTAAAAACATTGGATGATGTTAATAAGTATATGTCAAGTTTAGTAGGAACAACTGAAAGTCCTACAGGTGCAAAGCTTTCTAAAGATAAAAAGTTTTTGATACTACCCAATGGTAAGATTATAAATCTTAAAACAGGTAAGGTACAGGATAGTATGTCAGGATTAGAACTCTTTGCAGGAGGAATGATTTAATGAAGTACAATATGACAGAACTACTAGACCAATTAGTTTTACATGAAGGTTTAGAGTTATTACCTTATAAAGATAGTCTTGGTATAGAGACCATAGGTATAGGTAGGAACTTAGAGCATAGGGGATTAGACGAAGAAGAACTTGCACACCTTGGTAAAGATATATCAGATATATGTGAATGGGGAATTACTAAAGAACAAGCATATTATCTTGCAGAAAGAGATATAAAAATAGTTGAGAAGGAAGTTTGCGAAGCTCATCCTTGTGTGTTAGAATTAGACGAAATTAGACAGAGAGTAATTATTGACATGGCATTTAATATGGGTGTGCCAAGATTAAACAAGTTTAAAAAAATGTGGAAAGCCATAGAAGAAGAAAACTTTGAAGAATCAAAAATTCAAATGTTGGATTCTCGTTGGGCGAATCAGGTAGGTAACAGGGCAGTGCGACTCTCTAACGCAATGGAAACAGGAGAGTGGGTATAATGTGGGGTGCAATTATAAGTGGTGTTTCTAGTCTTGCTTCTTCTTATATGGAAGATAGAAAAGTAAAGACAGAACACAAGGCAAAAGTAGAACAGGCAAGAGTTAATGCAGAGATTAATAGGATTGAAAAAGCAGCACAGTCAGACCAAGACTATGACATTGAAGCATTACGACAAACAAGATATAGCTGGAAAGATGAATATGTACTTGTCATCATTACCCTACCTTTCATTGGAAGCTTCATCCCTAATATACAAGACCATGTTCTCAAAGGATGGGAATATATAAACAAAGCACCTGAATGGTATCAGTGGAGTTTTATGGGAGCAGTAGCTGCATCATTGGGAATCAGATGGGCCTTCAAGTTCTTCAGTGGTAAGAAGTGATTCATCTTCTTCATCATCTATCTCTTCAGGAAAAGCCTGTGCCATAAGCTCTAAGACTTTTTCTAAACCAATAAGTTCCATACCCTTAATAATGTCCTGCTCTAAGGACTCTGTAGTTATCTCATCAACATCTATATTGTTACCTCTAATTCTAGAGAGTAATTCTAATGCCTTGAGTGCAGAGGTTGTCTGTCCTTGAACTCTTGCTACATCATATTGTTTTTCTATTTCATCTACAACATCAATACTTGTTGTCATATTGATAGCAAGTTCTTCTAGTCTCTCTTGTACTAGAGGGTCTTGAAGTAATCGTGACCCTGTGTTGTGTGCAGATATTTCACTATATCCTGCATCCTTTGCTGCTCTTGTTGCATTTTTATGCAGGACATAATTTTGACAAAACTTTTCTTGCTTTTCTTTAAGCTGCATCACTAATCATTTCATAGTAATACTTTTCATTTGCCTTATGAGAATCCTTCCAACACTCAGAAACTAGTGTATTCTTTCCATGTATTGTAAGAGCAATGTCCATATCCTTACTAGCAAAAAGTTTTTCACAATCTTGTGCCATTGCAAGTAACTCTCCTGTAGTCCAAAAGTATTGTCCATTAGTTTCAACCTTAAAGTATTTAGGTTTATCTAGTGTTACTTCTTTTTTCATCTCGTCAGTTAGTTCAGGTACTGAACAATCAAAACCAAACAACTCAAAGTTTCTAAAGCCAAGTATATGTGCAATAGATATTGTTCTCATTGCTGCACAAGTGCCACCTGATACTAGTGTTTCTCCTTCTTCTATACCTGTGCCTTTTGCAATCTGAAGTTTGTCTGTAATACTTGTATCTCTCAATGCTTCAGAGTAGGCAGACCAACCTTTTATATTCGCACCCTTCTTCATTAAGTACTTGGTAACTGAAGGGTCAGTCATTGAAGCAATAAGAAATAGTGTATCCTTATTAATAGTTTTAAATAAATCTTTTCTTATAACTCCATGTGTACTCTTACCTGTGATAGGTCTTGGGTCAAGTATAGAACATATAAAAGGACTTATACCATTTGCTAATAACTTAGGATAGCTATGTTTAACACAGAATACTTTTGTATTAGTATCTCTAGCTCTCTGTTTTAATAAAGTAAAGTCTGTACTAGAACCACCTGAAACAATAAGTGCAGTTTGATTATGTATTCTACCATGCTTTAACCAATTAAAATCTTTAATTAATTTTTTGTTCTTTTTTATATTTACATATATTTCATCTGCAGGTCTAGAGTCTTTAGGTGTAACAACAATAGGCATACGAGTTATATGGTCAGGTAAGGGTTTTACTCCTTTTTTATTTGCAACAAAAGCTATATGAGTTCTACCACCACCAAGCACTCTGTCATTAGAAGGAAGAACAACTTTAGCATAGGCTTCTATTTCTTTTATTAATTTATTAACACCCATGTTTCTTTCTTCAGGTAGGTTACCTTGTTCATCCTTAGAAAAGAAATCATCAAACACAAGTAGAGGAACTTTCTTTAGATTAAGATAGTCTTCCTTTACAGTTTCATAAGAGTGACCACCATCTATAAAAGCAAAGTCAACTTTGTTAGCTGATTTACATTTCTTTAGTGTAATTTTTGAATCACCTTTATGTAACTTAAAGGTAAACTCCTTACCTTTTTCTTTCATCTTTTGTTTAAATTCTTCTAGTCTATTATTAACTAACTCTATAGAATGATGTTGTTTAGTATTCATTTCTATATCATCAGTAACTGCAGTTGCTTCTTCAAACAAATCAAATCCAAAATATGAAAACTTATCTCTGTATTCAAAGACTGCAAGTGCCATCTCTATTGCACGACCACCATTCCAAGTACCCACTTCAGTAATTGACTTAGGTTTATAGTGTCTAATTATATCTGCAAGTTGTCTATATCTTGGTAGCTTTACATCCTGTGCAAGAGTTGTTTTCTTTTTTAGATTACCTTTGTAATGGATGAAATATTCTGATAAAGGTGATTGCATAAACGCAGTAAGACCTTTGGCATTTTCTGATAAATTGTTTACAACCATACCATGTGCCTTGTATATATTTAAGAGTCTTTCAAATATAAAACCATCATGCCATTCTCTATAAGAGATAGTTTCTCCTATTGTATAACAACCTCTAAAGTCTGCAATTATAGAACAGGCATCATGGTACTGTAAGTTAAATCCCATAAAACTAGTTTCACTATAATCAACATCTTTTCTACCTAGATGAACTACACTTGCTTTACTAGGTAACCACTTATCAACTGAAGATTTATCAAGTCTCTTAGTAGTAACTGTATCTGCATCAAGCCATATTAACCATTGAGGTTCTTTTGGCAGAGCTTCTTCCATCATACTAAATGCACAGTCAGTTAGTGCATAGACTTTATGACACCATTTAATTGCATCTAGTCTCCAATTATATTTTATTGTACCACCCTCTGTACCATCATGTCTCTTCATCTTCTCACGATAGTCAAGCATTTCCTTTACATCATTAAGATGTACATATATAATGCTATCAGAAACAGGGTGGTCAACCTTTTTAATATCGAAGTCATGGTAGTAAGCATAGAGTTTAAAATGTTTTGGATTCCATTTTGATGCGACACTTTCAAGCATTTCTTTTGCATAAGTATTATATCCTTCCTCACTAAAAGAGGTTACAAATGTGTACATATTAAAGTTCCTTTGGTAATATTCTTGAGCTATATATTTTCTTTGCAGTCTTCCACTCACCTGCATAATGAGAGTCAACAGGTCTCTTAGGTTTCCAATCTTTAAACCAAGGTCCTCCTGTGGTAAAGTGTACGTTACAGGGATTTATACTTACGTCAGTCCATCCATCTAGGAAGTTCCACTTAGGGTGTATAGCACCTATTTCGTTATCTTCCAACCAACTAAAATTATGTAGCCACCTTCCTGATTTAGTATTAACATCTTCAATAGTAAGTCTTTTATTAGCAGAATGTTCACAGTTCCACAAAACAAAACTAGACCAATTCTTTCTATTATAATTAGTCTGTAATTGGCTATCCATTTTAAAAACTTCTTTAGGAACATACTCATGCTTGACAACTGATACTGCATACTCATCAAACTGTCCATACTCTTCAAAGACTTCTGTAATGTCTGCCCTAATAAACATATCAGAGTCCATGAAGAGTGCCAATCCTTTATGAAGATTAATAAAAGGTATTAAAAATCTTGTAAATGTAAACTCACTACTAAAAGGTCTTTTGTCAGAGAAGTCTCTCATCTGACCCTCTTCATCTAAATAATAAGTTCTTTTGTAGAGACCTGACCTACGTAGAGATGACTGCTCTAAAGGTATCACATCATACTTATGTGTATATTGATTTATAGATTCTTTTAAAATCTCAAAAGCAATGTGTTCTTTAGGGTCATATCCTACATAGATAACAGGTCTTCTAGTTAGGAACATACTTACCATTTAAAAAATTGGTCAATAATATTTAAATGATTTGGAACTACTGCAGTTGCTCCATACTTTTCTTTTGCAATCTCTTTATACTTATTATATTTTTGGGTTGCAATCTCAGAAGCTGCTTCAAAGTCTTTCCATGCTGCCTTCAGGTCACCATACTTTAAATCTTCTACTTCTTTTTTCTTTGCCTGAATCTCTGCTTCAAGCTTTTTAATCTTGTCATCTGTCATTGATGTACTCCTTTCTTTAAGAATTATAATATATATTATTAATTATGTCAAGAACTTTTTAATAAAAGTACTCATCAGTATCTCCAAGTCTTTTATTCTTTTCATTCTCTACTTGGTAATACTCTGTGCTAACTTTAAAGTCAGGCTTTAATGGTTCTTCAGGTGTAAGTGAATTATCATAGACTCTCATTCTATTATTAGGATAGAGTGCAAACTGTCCATTGACTAGTTCAATTAAGTTAAAAGACTTATGTTCTTCTGGTACTTCACTTGTGCTATAGTCTACTTCATCTGCAAATGGATGATAGTTATCAAGAGTGGCAATATAAAATCCCTTGACAGTTCCAAAATCATGTGTTAAAATTTCGTAGTCCATTGTGGAAATAAACTGTTTATGTATATTAACAATTCCATAATCCATACAATTCCAAAACTGTAGATTATCAAGTGGCATATCAGGGTTAGGTAACTTAGGTTTAGATAAGAAGGCAGAGATAGGTAGCTTGTCAAACAATGCTCCATACTTAGGAAGGTATGTTTCAAAGTAGAAAGCTCTACCCGGAATAGACTTAGCAGTCACCCAATTACCTTCTACAAATTCTCCATGTCCATCCTTGAAATCTCTTAGATATTCTTTTCTAACCCATACTTTATTTGATGGTAGATTACATATTAGTGTTGCCATTATTCTTTTTAAATACCTTTCTTCCTCTAAAAAATACTATTGAATTAAACACAGTGTTAACAGTGATTGCACCAAGCAACCACCATTGCCACCAGTTTGGAAAGTCTCCAAATTCACTTCCTATCATGTTATGTCCACAACCTCACAGGAATCTGAAGTACAGGCGAACTCTTTACTTCCTATAGTAGTATCTTCCTTCTCATATTCTTTTAGCTTTGTCCAGTCAATAGACTTGGGCATCTTCTTAGAGAACTCTTCATACTGTTTCTTATTTATATCCTGATAGGGAGCTTGTTGATAAGTGTGTTCACTAAAAGGAAGAAAAGAAATACCTGATACCTCATCAAAGTTTTTATACACCCAATCACCTACTCCCATCCATTCAGATTCCTTAACAGATATAGTTACAGAAGGTTTATGCTCACACCAATGTCTTTGATACAGTAACCAAAACTCTAGTTGTTGTATAGCAGTCATTTCAGTTCTTGTCATTGCACCTGAAGGAGACTTAGTAGGAAAGCTAAAAACTGTAGTAGTATTAGGTTTACCTAAGTCAGGTTCTGCAGGAATACCTGCATCCTTCATAAACTGTGTGATAGGGTCTGTGTTACCACCTCTAACAGTTCTTATATAATATTCGCTATGTCTTGCGTGAATACCTGAAGCACTGTCAACTAACTGACTAACAGTTCCACTAGGCTTGACACAGGTAATTGCAGTTGACTGAGGTATGCCTAGTAACTTAGCATACTTTTTATTAGTCTGTACTGCAGTGTGTTTTAACTGTGTCAATACATCTTCTAATTCATAGTAAGTATTATTAAGTACAGGACAGTCAAGTATACCTGTAAGAGAAACACCTAACAATCTTTCTTCTTCAGTATTATCCTTCCAAATCTTTCTAAGATATTTGAAGTCAGTTAGAGTTGACTGTAGTGTTCCTAGTATAGTTGCTACTTCTACTTTTTCTTTTAGAGTTTCTACAGTATCTGTTTGTCTACATACTACTTCAGTTAAGTTACAAAACTGATAGGGTCTGAGTATAATCTCACTACATGGATTACATCCAAACTGTATATAGTCTTCAGGTTCTATAGGATTTTCTTTTTCAGAAGCCTTTCGTCTACCATTCTCTAAAACTTTATTGATAGCTGCCTGTCTATTAAAGATACCTCTTTCACCTGAATGAGATTCATATAATGCTAACCACTCTCTCATAAAAGTTCCCATGTCAGGTTTAGTCTTGTAGGCTATAGAGTTATTAGCTAGTGACCTTTGACCTTCATTATCCCACCATTTACCTGACTTTGCGTGTCTCATCTGGTCATCACCTAAGTTTGACAAAGAGATAAGAGCAGAACGTCTTACACCACCTACAACTACAACCTCACCTATTTTACACATAAGGTCGTGACACTCTATAGGATATAACCTTCTACCTTTTGCACCTTTAAATATTCCCACACAAAAATTATGTAAGTCAAGTAAAGGTGCAGGACCTGAAGCTCTTCCACCCATAGTCTTTAGCTTTGCACCTGCAGGTCTAACATCTGATACATCAAGAGTAGGTATCTGTCCTACATATAACATTGCAATTAATTCTCTTAGTGCCTTTGCCCAACCTGAACGAGAATCTGCTACTTTAATAATAGTCGTACTATCTTCAAAGTGTTCATTAACAATAGGAAGTTTATCTACGTTACTTCTTTCAACTGAAAATCCTACACCTGTGCCACACATAAGTATATACATACACTCATCAAATGCTCTGACAGAATCTACAGGTATGTAACTACAGTTATAACTTGTAACATTACAGGTTTTAAGAGCAGGACCTGCAGTCATCAATGCTCTCATGCTAGGCATAACACCTAGTCCTAACACCTTATCTTCTAATTTATTTCTTAGGGATTTAGACAGTATGCTTCCATGAAGGTTCTGCATATAGTCAAAGTATCTTGATACAGTCTCTGTCCAAGTCTCTCTTCTTTCTTCTTCATCAATCCATCTTGCATATCTAGATAGAGCAATAAAGTTTTGATAGTCTGTTGGTAGTAAGTTGCTTTTCATTTTAATGTCCTAACACTGCGTTGATTCGTTTTCTTGTATATTGTATCTCTCCTGATTTTAAAACTTTAAATGCGAACTCTCTCATATAATTATAATCTATATTAGCATAGTCACACACCATCTTAAAGTCTTCTGATGTAACACCTACAGAAGCAAAGAACCAAGCCTTTGCCCTGTCTCTTTCAAGTATAGATGTTTCAGGTTCATCTTTGTATGTAGGTTTAGTTGCATCTAGTAAAGCCTGTAGTATTACACACATATACATTGTCTGTTCAGGAGTGCTTCTCTCTTTGAAGACCTCTTCCTCAACAACAAAATTTACATTTGTTTTTACTTTGTTATCCAACTTTTTGGTATCCCACTACTAGCTTTACAATATTTAAACCCATGTTTCTCACACCATGTTGCATAAGTCATCCTTCCATTTTTGTATAGCTTCCTGTTAGGATTATCAAATACAAAACGAATGTCGTAATGAGGACACTGCTTTCTTACAAACAGATGTTTCTTTCTGTCCTCTAATACGAATCTTCCTTTTACTTCAAGGATAATCCCATTGTCTAAAACAAAATCAGGTATATACTTTTTGGACTCTAACCACTCATACTTTATAGTTAGCTTTTCATATTTGAATGATACCTTATTTTCCTTCAGAAAGCAATAAGTATTATACTCTGAATTGGAACGAAATTTATGCGAAGGCATTTGTAACTTCTTCTACATCAGGTGTTTTATGAACCTGTGTAAGGTGACGTATACCTGTAGAATATTTAAACTTCCTTAGTCCTTTGCCTTGATTAGCATCAGACCAACAATGTTCCTTGTATCCACAGAACACACAACCTATTGCAAGTTTCATATTACCTGACTTACCATCAGGTTCATCAGGATAACACTTAGGTGGTGGAGAAGAAGACTTGACTACATCTTTTAAATGTTTCACTCTATCTGAAGCATTTATCATTTGTATACTTTCGACAGGCATATACGTAAGTTCCCCTGTAGATTTATCTACTGCAAAGAAACCTGCAGAGTTATCACCTGCACTTTCTGCATATGCACTTATCTGTGACATATAACCAAAAGGGTCATTAGTAGCTAGAGAACCATCCTTAAACTTCTTGAAGCTATAGGATGATGCACTCTTTATATCAACTAGAGTACCATCTATTCTACAATCTTTGTGACCTTTGACTCCATCTATTTCTTCCATCTTCTGCATTTCAGATACGTTATGTCCTGAAGCTTCTGCCAAAAGAATAAGAAGAGACTCAAGGATTTCTCCATATAAAAACTTTATCTTAGTTTTTGCGTCAATCTTTTTAGGTTCTATATCTGATTTAATATCATACCATAGTTGCCTATCAGGTCTTCCTATTTGAGAGAGTCGTAATGTATTAACATCATCTCTCTTTTCAAATAGAAACTTAGTAACAGACTCCATGACACTTTTACTGAAGGTATGAAGAAACTCTTTATCAGTTGTTCGTTTGTCCAAACCTTCATCAATAGTTCTATATATATCTTGAACTAGTGTATCTATTTTTTTAGTCATAACATTCCTTTATAAAAATCCCACCAACCACAACCCACTTCAGCATTAAGCTTAATTTAGAAAGGAATCTCATCAGAGTCAAGGTCATTACCTGACTTATACCCATCAGGTACAACGTCAAAGTCCTCACCTTCTGAATACTCTACAAGATTAATGACTTGGACTGCCTGAAGGTCTGCTCCAATACCATTCTTACCTGCATAGTTCCATTCATACGTCTTAAAAAGAACATTAACATCAGAACCATTACCTACTAATGTTCCTTTTATATCTCTCTTTTCAGAGTCTTTTAAAGAAGGTGGATTATTTGCATTACCATTCTTGGAAGTTACCTTCCTCTTAAAGGTAATGAAGTCTCCTCTCTCGTCATCCTTGTTCTTAACTGCAAGACCTGACTCGATTGCCTTCTTTTTATTAGCTGAATCAACAGCTAAATCGATACTCCAAACAGGCTCGAATGTAGTGTTTGGATTAGATATTGATGCCCAATAGGCTTTACCATTTAATACTGGCATTATTTTTCTCCTTAGTTTTGTTAGTGCAAACTTAGTTGCTATTAAAATATAACGAATTATACTATATAATAATTAGTATGTCAACACCTTAATGTGTTTCATACCAATTTTTTCCAATTTTATATTCACTATCCAAAGGACATTGAACACTCAGTTCTTTCTCTACAAGTTTCATTGCCTGTTGAGTCATATCACCAAACCTTTCTGCTTGGTCTCTGCGAACTTCAAATTGGTATTCGTCATGGATAGATGCAACAAGTCTATAATCATATCCCTGTTGCACCTTGAAAGTTATTTGTCGTAGCCATTCCTTACAAATGATTGCACCTGCTCCTTGTAAGAGTAGGTTCATTGAAGCATGGAACTGTCTGACCTTTAGTAGTCTACCATCAATAGCTCTTATCTGTCCTCTCTTTGCAACTCTGTCAACCTTATCACGCAAGGTTTTAAGAGAAGGCATATTGGACATGAACTTATTAATAATCTTCTTACCTTCAGTCTTACCACCACCAACTATCTGTCCTATCTTATCAGGACCTGCTCCATATATTAGAGCATAGATAAAAGTCTTTGCTTGGTCTCTAGTCTTGAGACCTGCAGCCTTCTGATTGGCAGTATGTATATCACCTTCAACTACTTCCTTTGTAAACTTGGAATCGCCCATGTAATGAGCAAGGCAACGAAGTTCTAGGCTAGATGCATCACAACCTAGTAATACATAATTACTATTGGTAGGTATCCAAACTGACCTACATTCCTTACCATAGGGAGAATAGGAAGCAGGAACTTGAGCCATGTTTGGAGAGTTGTGTGCCATTCTTCCACTAATTGCTTTTAGTGTCATAACTCTACCATGCACCTTGCCATCTTCTTGGACTACATCTATCCAAGACTTAATCTGAGAAACTCTCTTCTGCAATAGAAGATAATGAGCAATCTGTAGTGCTTCAGGAATATCTTTAATTCTTTTCAATGTTCCTTCATCAACTATGGGATGCCCTGTAGGTGTAAGGTTCTCAGGTTTCCAACCTTTCTCTATCAATCTCTTTGAGATTTGTTGTCTAGAGTTAGGATTGAACTCTTCCACACTATCACTTAGTCTCTTACCTGTCTTCTCTGAATATCTTTCAGTAGTAATAGGTGGGAATATTTCTTGTAAATCTTTTTCTATTTTGTCTGCTTCTTCTTCAAGTCTTGCACATAGTTTATCTGCTTGTTCTATATCTAATTTAAAACCATTCTCTTCCTGCTTATTTACTATTGCTCTTACTTGGTGTTCAAGAAACATACTCTTCTTTGAATATTTTTTTAGTGTAGGTAGTAAGTGTTTATATAATTTATATGTCAACTCAACATCTTTGATACAATACTTTAACATCTCTTCATTGAAATGAGAGAAGTCTTTGTAGTCTAACTTTCCAAATCCCAATCTCTCTCCCCATGCCTTGAGTGAATGACCACCTTCTAGCACAGGGTCAGAGAGTTGTGAAAGGATAAGTGTATCTCTTACTTGTGATAGTTTTATCTTACTACCAGTCAACCTATTAAGTATAGGTGCATCAAAAGATATTCCATTGTGCATAATAAATATATCTACAGACTCACTCCACTTAGCAAAGTCTCTCAGAGTATCTCCATGCCAAGATAAAACATCTCCTTTGTCTATATCTTTGGCAACAATACAATGAATGACAGTTGCTTTTATGTCATCAGTTTCTATATCTACTACAAATTTTCTCATAAAAAGTCCTCTACATCTGATTGGTTGTCTGACTCAAGAGGATTCTCAATCTCTTTTAATCTTCCTGTGTCCTTGTCATATAGTAGGTAAGCAGAGATACCTGTCTCACCTGCATATCTATTCTTTAGTACCCTGACAGTAGTTGTATTCGCTATGGTAGGGTCTTCTGCTTGTTGGTCTCTTTCTAGTGCAATAACTGCATCTGATATTTGAGCAATAGAGTGTGAACCTCTAAGCATTGATAAGGATATTTCCTTACCTTGCTCCTGTCCTTTATCACCACTTGCTCTTCTCAAGTGAGATACAAGTAACATTGCACACCTAGTTTCTTCTACTAGTGAACGTAGCTTAGTCATAAGTTGGTCAATGTTTCTTCTCTCATCTTCACCTTCAATACCTGAAACAAGTATGGATAGATGGTCAATAAGAATGTACTTACAGTCTAATGCCTTGACCATATATCTTACTCTATTAAGTATCTCATCAGTAGTAATACTACCAAAGTGGTCAAAGCCATAGAACCTTCTTGTACCTATAGTCTTCTTCTCAAACTCTTGTAACTGCTCTAGTGTATAGTTCTTCTGCACTTCCTTAATATATAATCTGTCATTTGCTTCTACTGACATGATATGTAACATAGTCCTAGTAATATTTTCTTCAAGAGAGAATACACCTATGTTATGTTCTGTATTAGTAAGTAAGTGGTGCATAAGTTCTCTCATCAGGGATGACTTACCTGCACCTGTACCTGCAGTAAACGTAACAAGTTCTCCTGTCCTAATACCATAAAGCTTTTCATTCAATCCATCATAAGGATACAGACAAGTTTGAGTATCATCCTCTGCATATATCCTAGAAGAAATATCTGCAAGGTTGTGTATACCTGCAGGAGTATAAGGCTTTGCGTTCCAGAAGTCTTGAGTAAACTCTTGCTTCTTACCATGTATAAGATACTCATTAGCATCCTTGTATCTCATGTCCATAATAAGACACTTGTTAGGTTCAAATATTTGAGCAACCTTAATGGCTGCTTTTTTACCATGCTCATCATTATCAAAACATAATACTACTTTATCAAACTTATTTATGTAGTCATAGTTTGCCTTAATATCTTTGAGTGCAGACTGACAACCATTCTTGATTGAAACAGTTGCCCACCTTGAACCTTGTAACTCATAGGCAGACATTGCATCTATCTCACCTTCACATATAGTAAGATACTTACCACCTTGAGGAAACTTATTCTGTCCAAACATAGTTGCTCTAGGTAAGTTACCTTCTGAAGAGAAACCTTTATTAGATACAAGTCTAATCTTATTTCCTACGTGACTATTATTAATGTCGTAATAAGGATATATATGCTTAACCACATTGTTATCTCTATCGTGTAATACTTGGACATTAAAAAAGTTTGCAGTCTCTTTCTTGATTGCTCTATCAGGGATACCATCTACAACTCCACTACTAAAATTCTGATGATTACTATTTATAGATATAGGTTTCTGTACTTGTTCCATACCTTCTCCTTTTGAATAAGTTCTACATGAAAAGCAAAACTTAGTTCCACCTTCATATAATACATTTGCATCAGATGAACCACACCTGTCACAACTACCTTTCTTTATTACCTTTGACTCACTCATATTATTCCTTCCATTTTGTTAGTACCTTTGCAATAGTTTCCATTGCACTTCTCTTAATAGAATAAAACTTATTATCTATCTTACCATCATGTGCAACTATACATTCATATAAGTCTCTACTTTCATCATAAGATATAACACACTCAATGTGTTCACCATCTACAAATCCACTAAATTCATTTCTTTGTTCACTCATTTTCATACTCCTGTTTTATGATTTCATTTATAAAGTCTGTGTCACTATCAATCTTGTCTGCCACTTCATGTTTAGCATACTTCCTTGCTTCCTGTGGTGTATAACCTTCTTGAATTAGTTCTTCATAAATTTCTTTATATAATTTTTTTCTGTCATCATCCCAAAGATTAGCCATGACCATCTCTTATCTTTATTAGTTTATGTAAGTACCACTCTGCTTTTTTCAAGTCCTCAACACCATTCTTATATCTGTATCTCCACAGATACTTCATAATGTTTCCTTGAAGGTAGAACTCAAAACCTTCATCAGTCATTGATTGAATTGCATCAATACATTCAATACCTGATTTGTTGTAGTGAGTAGGATGATTTACCATGTCCTCTTCTGTAGATAATTTATCCACTAGATGAGGTGCAAGATATACTTCATGCTCATCCTTTCCATATTTAATAAAGTTCATTTCTTTATTATCAGACTGTTCATTAGCCTGTGCTTCTCTTATTTTTCTTGCCATGAAATCATCATACCTTTCTTCCATAATTCACCTATGAATAATTAATTTTCTTTACTACCTCAACGACAGAATCTAAACTCTCTGTAAAGGTAGGCTTTTCCATTGACTCCATGTTGTCCATTGCATCCCATTTATTGTTAGCACTTACAACATAAGTATTTCTATTTATCTCTACTACTGTGACTTCCCACTTTCGTAGTAGTCTATACTTCTTATCCTTCAAAACTTTTTTAATCATCCATTTGGTTCTCCTTTAAATGTTTTGATTACATCAGATGAAAATAACTTCTGCAAGTTTAGTAGATACATTCTACTTGCATTATGGTCACCACCTGACACACTCTTTTTATAATCTAAGTTATCAATAATCTTACGTAAACTATTAATATCAAATACTAAAGTACAGAACACTTCCTTGCCTATACATAAATTATGAAACCAATAATCTGCTTCAGTAGTTTG